TCGAATTCCGTACGGGACCAAACTAAGCAGTATCTGTAAGGATTCCCTGCGCTTGTGTTAGATTTTGGGTGTAATATTTAACAAGACACGCCAAAATGCGTAAGGAATTAACATGAAAAAGTCTCGCTACATCATCGGTTATTTGGACGACCCAAATACCTGGGACAAGTCTGTGTTTGAGACTGCTATTCGGGAAGAGGTCGAGGCATCTACTGGTCCGCTGACCCCGAGCGATGAATTTATGATTGGTTCTCTGTCGATGACGGTGAACAGTTTGATTGAAGCGGAACTGATGATCAGAGAACTGGGTTTGACGACTCAGTACAACTCTGGAACGGCTACTAGCCCTTGGTACAAGATCAGGACAGAAATGGCCGACAAGGCTATCAAGATACTAGGCGAGCTTGGTCTTGTTGCCCGCGGCCGCCCGAAACTAAACAACAAGGTCACAACGGTCGATGAACTCTTCCAGCCTGCTTGAACCTGCATTCCAATACGCAGCAGGAGTAACCCGAGGCGACATCCAGGCTTGCGAGGACGTACAACTCGCCTGCCAGCGTTTCCTCGACATGGCGGAACGCAAGGACGCGCCTTATGAGTTTGTGCCTGCCAAAGCAGAACACATCCTCAAGTTCGTCAAGTTCTGCAACCACGTTAAGGGGCCGGATGCTGGAAAGCCGATTGAGCTTCAGCCTTTCCAGATCATGTTCCTGTGTGGTCTCTACGGATTCCGAGCGAAGTCAGACCACAGTAAGCGTTGGGTGACGGACGTAATCCTGTATGTGCCGCGGAAGTCGGGTAAGACTACGGTCGCGTCCATCATCGCTCTGTACGAGTTGATGTTCGGTGATGCTGGCGCTGAAGTCTTTACTCTTGCTACCAGCCGGGAACAGGCATCCATTTGCTTTGACTCATCCAAGGCGATTGTGGAGTCTATGGACCCCAATCTGGCCGCGAAGTACCTTGTGTACAGGAACGAGATCAAGAAGCAGGGCGACTCGACTTCTACCTACCGAGCCCTGTCCCGCGAGAATAGGAAGACCGGCGACGGTAAGAACCCTTCCTGCGCGATGGTAGATGAAGCGGCACAGATCACTGAAAGAGCGTCTATTGAGGTTCTTCATTCGGGCATGGGTGCTCGGAAGAATCCTCTTCGGATTTATCTGACGACTGCCAGCTTCACCAAGGAAACCAAGTTCTATGAAGACCTCAACTACTTCAGGACGATCCTTCGAGGCGCGGCGGAAGACAACGGTCGCTGGTTTGGACTTCTCTATTCCATCGACGCTGGAGACAACTGGCAAGACCAAAAGACCTGGGCGAAAGCAAACCCTATGCTCGGGATTTCGGTGTCTATCGACCACATCCAGCACATGGCAGATGAGGCATCAGCAAAGCCTGCGAGCCTTAACGAGTTCCTCTGCAAGCAGTTGAATGTATACGTCTCTGCAAACGCTGCTTGGGTGGATCGCCGGTTCTGGGATAGCTCCGTATCCGCCAAGCCAACTGATAAACCAGAGTCCACCTTTGTGGCTTTTGACTTGGCGCATTCCCGCGACCTCAACGCAATTTGCACGTTACACAGGTATTCTGAAGAGAGGTTCTTTGCGGAGTTTCAGTTCTTCCTCCCAGAGGAGTCGCTTGACCTCGTTCCAAATCACTACAGACCTACCTACCTACAAGCTCAAGCGAGTGGGATTCTCAAGCTCACTCCGGGTAACGTCACCGACCACGGGGAAATCGAGAAATATATCCGCAACCTATGTGAGAAGTATGAGGTAAAGCAGATTAACTACGACCCGTACAACGCTGCTGCTTTGGTGGCTAACCTGTACGCGGACGGTCTTCCGGTGGTCAAGGTCGGCCAGGGCATGGCAATGCTGTCAAGCCCAAGTAAGGCGACGGAAGAGTTGATTATGAAGAAGGCTATTAACCACGAAGGCAATCCTTTTGTCGGCTGGCAACTCGGAAACTGCGAGGTTTACAAGGATGTCAACGACAACATCAAGGTTCGGAAGAACGAAGCAGACCCATCGGCCAAAGTTGACGGCATCATTGCAATGATCATGGCTATTTATGGGCACATTGATAACGTCTTCGTCTCAGATTCGTTTGGTTTCAGATCGTTAGAGTGGTAATATGTAGGAAAAGGGGTCTGACATGGGCATTTTGGACGTATTTCGTAAGAAAACAACTGCTTCTGAGAGCAATACGCTCTTTGGGCAGAGTGTTTTGGGCAACAACATTGCCTATGCAGCGAACTCCAAAAGAGTACCCGTAAACACCCAATTGCTCTATGTAACGACTTCCTCCGTCAACGAGGCGGGTCGAAATGTAGACATGACCACTCTGTCGAGAAATTCGACGGTTATGGCATGTGTGGGCACCAAAGCAAGGGCTATTTCGCAACTTCCTATTCGGGTGATGTGCCGATTGGAGGACGGTCGCCTAGTAGATGCGTTGGACGGACCTGATGTTTCAACTCGAAACAAAGCCAAGGCTCGGCAGGTTATGTCTCTGCTGGAGACGCCAAACCAGTTCCAATCGCAATACGAGTTCTGGTATCAGTGGTTGATGTGGCATGAATTGAGCGGTGAGGCGTTCACTCTCTGGTGGCGCAAGGATCAGGAACTGTCTACGCAGACTCCAATGGAGATGTACGTTCTGGACAGCACCCTAATTACGGTGGCGCTCACCCCAACTAGGTATCCTTCCTACCGCATGTCCACCCCGATGTACGGCTTCAACCGCGACGAGCCACTGCAGGCCCATCAGGTGATGCATGTGAAGGACATGGCATGGCAAGGCTCTGCTGGCTTTAACAAGGGCATCCTGGCGGTTGAGTTGGTGAGTCTGGATCAGGACATTGACTTGTATGCCAACTACGTCATGCTCAACGGGGCCAAACCCAGCGGCATGTTCGTTACTGAATCGGTCATCCCCGATGGAAAGTACAAAGAGATTGCCGCTCGACTGAAGGAAGCCTGGGCGAACATGACGGGTTCCCAGAAAACCGATCCGTCTAAGCCCGGTCAAGGGATGTTGCTCGACCAAGGGATGAAGTACGAACCCTTGAAGATGCTGACCCTGCAAGACGCCGATGCGCGTGAATTGAAACTGCAGACCATGAAGCGGATTTGTGGTGTGTTTGGAGTTCCTCCTTCTATGATCGGAATCGGGGAGTCCAAGTACAACAACACACAGACGATGCTGGATGAGTTTTACAAGTCCACCATGTATCCGCTGATTGTGAACGTGCAGCAAAAACTGAAGCAGCACCTCCTGCGCGACTATCCTGGCCTGTGCATTGAGTTTGATACGCGGGACTTCCTCAAAGGGGCACCGCTGGATCAGATGAACTTTGCCAAGGCTGGCGTTGCTGGTGGAATCTTGACTCCCAACGAAGCGCGAGAATATTTGGGGATGTCGAATATTGACGGTGCAGATGAGTTGGTTGAAATTGGCAAAGACCAGAATATTCCCGGCTCAAGTGCCCAGGACACTGGTGGTGGTGGTGGTAATCAACGAACGAGGATGAACATTGGCACGACTTGATCCACGAATTCTGGTAGCATTGGCTAATCAGGTGCGACAATCTGTTGCATTTGATGCTAGGATCGCCCCTAAAATACAAGATACTGACCAAAGTAAAGTAGGGGTCATTAATGAAACAACTGAACCTAGTCTGCGAAGCAAAACTCCACCTACCCGAAAAGGCCGAAGAGGCAAGCGGGAAGATTGAGGCGCGAGTCACCACTTGGGGGGCTCGGGAAGGCGCGGACGGTCGCAAATTCTTCTATAAGCCCGAGGGTTTTGCCGCCTGGGCAGAAGGATTTATGAAAGAGGGTCGCCCTCTTCCCATGTTCGTCAACCACGCCGCGGATGCTATGCCCGTTGGACAGTGGGACTCTTTCGAGTTTGACGATGAGGGCATGAACGCTTGCGGCAAGTTGTATGTAAACACCACCGCGGGCTCTGACCTGTATCAGATCATGATGGAAAGCCCCAATATGTTTGGTGGCGTTTCTGTCGGTGCTTACGCAGATGAGTACCAAATGGTCAAGCAGAACGGTGATATGTGCGGCGACGATGACATGGAAGAGGGTTACTTCCAGATCACCAAGGGCGGTTTGCGCGAAGTCTCCGTTGTCATGTATCCCAACAATCCAATGGCAGAAGTCAAGAAGTTGGAGTTCTTCCGACCTGACGGCACTGCTGATTTGAAGGTTCTGGAATCGGCCTTGCGTGATGCTGGGCTATCCAAGAAGGATGCGGTCACTTCCGCGTCCATGTTTAGGCGAGTCCTTGAACAGCGTGATGTTGTTGAGGTCAAGTCTGATGCGCCGCCTCTGAGGGAGTCTGATGCGGATGTGACCGAAGCGGAGATTCTCAAGGCTCTTGAAGAGCGTGAACTCCTCAAACTCCTGTCTGCAAAACTGAAAGGTTAAAGATGTCTCAAGTCATTCTGGAAAAGCTGGACGCAATTGAAGCCCAGCAATCCGCAAAGATCGAAGCTGCTGTTGAGGCTGTCAAGTCGGAAGTCACCGACAAGATCGCTGCCCTGGAAGCCAAGGTTGCCAGCGTCAACGCTCCTGCCATCATCCGCGAACTGCCTAAGTCTGTTCGCCAGGATGTGAACCGTGCCGTTCGTGAGCAACTTAAGTCTTTCTCTTCTGGCAAGTCCCAGTTTGAGAAGGAACTGGTGATGTTCCAGAGCGAAGAGCAGATGCAAGCCTACTTGAAGGAAGCCTCGGCTCTGACTGCCAGCGGTGACGGCAAGGGTGGTCGCACTGCCTATGACCCGATCTTTGCTCAGTTGCGCTTGGCAAACCCGATGCGCGGCCTGTCTCGCACCGCGGTGACCGATGGTTCTTCGTATCAGTTCCGCGTGAAGACCGGCAATGCTGGTGTTCAG